TTGAGCTATCAAATAAGACTATTTCAGCGAGTGTTTCAGCACGTTTGAACGCTTTAGAAAGTGACCTAATTAGCGTTGAAACAAAGCATCAAGAGGCAATCCAATTCACAAAAAGACGCTTTAGAGACGCCAAAGAAACAGCGGAAATGATTGCAAAAGCAATGCTTTCAAACTTTGGCGATTCGATTAGTCCCGCAACCATTCAAACTATGTCGATGCTTGTAGGTGATGAATCTTTACAATTTAGGTTCGTTTCGTCTAAAAGAGCGCCTTTGATGCAAGTTTCTCACCGCTTTATTTACGATAGCTCGAGCAAAACGTTCATTGCAGAGGGAGGGATAATCCAACATATGACGCTTGGAATTAAGGTGATTAAGCCTCAACACCAATATAGCGATTTTCGCTTTTGGGAGGTAGAGAGATTTGCGTCTGCAAGCCTTAATGAAGCCGATAAGCGTTATTATCTCTACATCAAGGCAAATAAAGCCGATGATAAGGCGGTATTCTTGCTTTCAGAGAGCGCAAAAGAGCTAGAGGGAGATAGTCATTATCACTTTTTAGTTGGCGTCTTGAATAGCGAGCAAAACGATGAACGTTCATTTGTAACTCTATACGGATTTACAGAGGTTTTGCCCTCACGAATAACAACCGATAAGATTGTAAGTACAGACGGCTCTACTTACTTCGATTTAGTGGAAAATGTAATTGCAGGTCGTATAAATTTCAAAGACGGAATTATATCAGGCTTGGTGGGAGCATCTGACGAGAACAGCGCAGTAAATTCGGGTTTAAACGGCAAAAACGACGGTGCAAACCCTGTGAGAATTTGGGCAGGAGCTAACGAAAATAACATCGTTAAAGCACCTTTTAGAGTTCACAATGATGGGTCAGTTTACGCAGAAAACATCACCATTGGCAAAAGCTCTACTTTTAGCGGTGAAGTGAAAGGTGTAACAGGCAGTTTTAAGAAGCTTATTTGCGTGAACGATGCAGGTAAAGAAGTTGGTTCAATTCACTTTAGCAACGACGGCAAAATGTGGTTCGCTGGAGATATGTATCATCAAGGATATAACAATGCTTTAAAGCGAACACATCGCTTTTACTCATCGGAAATTTGGTGTCGTGGTATCTTTGGTTCACGAGAGCGAGCAACAATGGTTATTAAGGGAGATTATGGCGAGCTTTACACCAATGGATTGGGAGATACGGAAAAGCGATTTGTTAAATTTCCTTTTATTAGCAGAACTTTGAAAGGCGTAACCTATTATGAAGTACCTTTATATGGTTTTGACGGAGACGCAGCAGCTTTTCCTGTTGACTTGATAATTTTCAGTAATCAACAAGAATTCACTTACGAATTGCAATCAATTGAGGGAAAAATTGTAGAAGTTGTGAACGCTAATGATAACACAAGCCAATACATCTTTTCAGGTGGTTTCAGACGTGAAATAAAGGGAGGCGAGGTGACTTCTTGCGTGAAAGTAGGCTACAACAATTTGATGCCCGCACACGAAAAAGCAGCTATCGGGGCAGGCTGGTTAATTGGTAATCGAGATAACGATTGGAGATAACAAATAATTATAAGTTTAATTTTAAAAGAAAGGAAGAAAAAATGAAAGTAAATGAATTAATCAAGTATGTTTTAGTGCTATTTATTGCACTATTGGTAGGAGTTGGAACAGCTCTCACAGCTAAAGGTGAAGCCGCAGCGGAAAACGGCTGGGCAGTCGCTCTAATTTGCGCTGTGTGTATCTTTACACTTGCGGAGGTGACTATCAAAACGCTAGAGCAACGCCCATTCAAGTGGAAAGGCGTGCTGGTGGGAGTTGTGGCGACAATGATAACCTATTTTATTAGCTATACACTATTAATATGTTAACAGATTGGCTAGCCGAGAAAATACCGCAAGACAAACTATTGCATTTTACTTTTAGTTTAGTTTTAATGCGTGTTTTGGGCGTGTTTGCGAGCGATAAGTTATTTTATCGCTTGCTCACCGCTCTTGTGGTTATTTTAATAGGCGTTTTAAAAGAACTTTATGATAAGAAGCGAGGACAACAAATGAGCAAAGGAGATTTAGTCGCTGATGCTTTAGGCGTTCTTGTGGGTCTTATCTAAAAACTTGGAGGATGATTTATGAATGAAATAAAAACGTTTATAATAGCAATTGTGAGCGGGTTGCTCGCATTGCTTTCACCGATAAAAGACTTTATGCACGCTATGCTCATAGTCTTTGTGTTAAATTTCTTTTGTGGTCTGATAGCGGAATACCGCTCGGGTGGTTCTTGGTCGACTAAAAAAGCAATGATATTCTTTTATAGTATCACTGTTTTCTTTGTGGCGGCAGCGTCGTTTTTTGTTATCGGAAAATTTATGCACAATCCCGACGAGGCTTTGTATTGCATAAAATTTCTGTGTCTTTTTGGACTTTGGGTTTTCTCTGTAAATATTACGAAAAACCTAAAAATAATGCTTATTGAGGGTTCTCCGATGTGGCACATCGCAAACTTTTTACACTTTATTTTAAGTTTAAAAGTGATAAATAAAATACCTTTTTTAAACGATTATTTAACGATAACAAAAGCGTTTGATAAAGGAAATACAGGTGTAGAATTAAACAAGAAAGACAATGGAGATAAGAGTTAAAAGAATTGCACGAAAAGACGGCTACACGATAGGCAAAATGTACATTAATGGTGCTTATTTTTGCGACACACTGGAAGATACTGACAGAGGTCTTTCAGACTCTATGCAAGTAAATGAGATGCTTGCTAAGAAACGAAAAGGAATAACAGCGATACCGATAGGTAAATACGATGTAATTTTGACGTTCTCCCCAAAGTTTAAACGAGTACTTCCTTTACTCTTAAATGTGAAGTGTTACGAGGGCGTGAGAATACATCATGGGAACACCCAAGCCTCGACGGAGGGATGTTTGTTGGTGGGGGAGAATAAAGAGAGGGGCAAAGTACTAAATAGCCGAGCAACTCTTGAGAAGCTAATGCCGTTATTCTTTGAGTGCGAGAAAAGAAAAGAAAAAGTAACTATTTTAATTGAATAGCTTATGAAGAAGTACTTATATATAATAGGTGTAATTGCTTTATTGCTTATTGCTTTTTACTTCTTTGCGCTTTTGAAAAATGACAAGAGCGAGGAGGTAAAAACAAGGGTTGTCGAGCGTGTAAAAGTCGACACGCTGAAAATCTTTGACACTATAAGGATAAGCAAGCCTATTTTAGTGAAGTCTACAACGCTAAGAAAAGACACTATATATCTAACTAAAGATGTATATATTGATAGCTCAAAAGCTGTTATACCAATAGAACAAAAGATATATAGCGATAGTAGTTATACAGCGTTTATCAGCGGTTATAATGCTGTATTGGATAGCATCCACATTCGCTCTCCTACTACAATTATAAACCGAGAAATCGAGAGAGTTATAACGCAGACAAGAATAAAACGCTTTAATATAGGAGTGATAGGTGGTTTGGGTTACGGCTTTACAACAAAAAAAATTGAGCCGTTTGTCGGTTTAGGTTTCAGTTATAATATAAGGTAGAAAATAAAAGGATGGAAATTAATCCATCCTTTTTTATGTCACGCAATATCACCTCAAAAATAAAACGATATGATTTGATATTTTACGATATAAACACTGCAAAAAGTGTCTTATTTTCGTCAATTTTCGTGTGCAAAATCGTGTACGGATTTTGTAAGTCGTTGATTATCAATGATAATTGTGGAGCTGGTGGGTTTCGAACCCACGTCCAAACAGGGAAATACTGTGCTTTCTACACGTTTATTTCGGCCTTCATTTGTCAGATTATAACAAGACCCGAACCACCAATTATAACCTTAGTCTTTAAAGTTTCATCTAAAAATCAAGACCTTTTTAGACTATTTCCGATTTTTCTGCACCACTGAATCCATTGATTCGGAACCACATCTTTGGAGTGATGTCTCGTTCCATTACCTTGTAACGGAATAAAGCTAGTAATCTACTATACTTCGATTAAGCAGCGAGAGCGTAGTTATTTTCGCCAATTAATTTTTTGATAACTGATATTTAAGAGCCAGCTAACGAAGCTCTACGTGCTTACACACCATCTCATCCCGCTGTCAAATCCAGTCAGCCCCGTTATTAAAGGGTGTCGATGCGTGTTTAATGTGTATTCTTTTACGAAGTAAATATGGCTATTTTTAGTCCTTTTCGTGACATAAAACCATGTTTTTTCGCTGATAATACGATGCAAAGATATAAAATAAAAATAGAAAAACACAATAAAGCATTGCTTTTATCGCATTTTTCTATCTTATAATTCACGTGCTTAAAACAGTATAAGTCAATCTTACGATGTGTCTTTTACATCGAAAAGTAATTTAAAATGTATCCTTTAAAAAGATAAAAGTATCTCTTTTGATAGTTTTATGCTTTGATATCGTTCAGACTTTCGTCTCTTTCAAACACCTTTTTCACAAAAGAACAAACAGGAACAACCTTTATTTGCTCTGCTCTTGCATATTCAACAAGAGCATTTATCAATTCTTTTCCAAATCCTTTTCCTTTATGTTCTTCTCCAACTCGAGTGTGTTCTGCCACTAAATTATGGTTTTCGTCAAACACATAGGTTAACTCTCCAGCATAAACATCATTCTCATAAAGAGCGAAACGACCTTCGTTTGCTTGCTTTTCGTTTTCTATTCTAATCATATTGTAAATTTATTTTTTTGTGTTATTTCTATTATATAAATGTATGTTGGCACTGCTGTTTGAGGTGCAAACACCTGTTCTTAGGGTGCCGATTCAATTATTTCAGAATAAGAGGGGATATCTTTTAAAAAATGATAAGTATGATTCTCATAGTCCATCTTACAACAAAAATGCTGTAATCCATTGCTCACAATGAGATAATCCACATGTAGTAGCATGTTATAAGCACTAATTTGGTCGAACACTTTTTGTGTTATTGTAACCGAAGGAGCTTTGTATTCGATGATAACTTGTGGCTTTAGCGATTTATTATATAGAATACTGTCTGCTCGAAGTTGTTTATTTCCACATGAAAGACCCACCTCATTGGCTAAAAGTGGAGCAGGAAAACCTTTCTCTTCGATAAGAAAATGCACGAAATGTTGGCGTACCCACTCTTCAGGAGTTAGCGAAACATATTTCTTTCGTAGCGAATCCAGTATCAAAGGATGCTCTTTTGTGCCCGACAATTTTATGTTGTATGATGGTAAATTTAATGGAATCATTTTATTAACTTTGCAAGATAGTGCAAAGATACTGCTATTTTAGTGTAGTAAGAAACTTTTTATCATTGCTTTTT